GGCCAGCATCGGGGCGTTTTCCATGATCGACCGGAACTCGTCACCTTGCAGTCGCCCGGCGGCCATCGCTTGCGACAGTTGATACATAGCGGCGGCTTGTTCCTGCGTCCCGGCACCACCGATGGTAAACGCCTTCTGCAACGTCTCGACGAATGCGACGATCTCACCGCTCGAACTGAACGCATCGCTCGCCAGAATCCCCAGACGGGCCACATTATCCGTCATGGCGATAAAATCGCCACGCGCCCGTTGTGCGGCGGCATGTATCTGGTCTTGCAAATCATCCACGGACTGCCCTTCATCGACGATCAAATCCAGCCTCGCCCGCGCTGAAACGAACGTATCCGCCGCCCCCAAAGCGCTTTGAATCCCCTGAACCGTCAGATATGCGGCGGCCAGACCAGCCGCCCAATTTTTAATCGACGATCCGAGACTATCCGTAGACGACTTCGACTTATTCACGGACTGCGTAAACCGATCCTGCGCCTTCTTCGCATCTTCAATACTTTTTTTAATATCAGCCTCTGCCGCCGCCAGTTGCTTCTTCGCCGCAGTCAACGTACGGTCAACCGTCAGATTCCGGTTGGCCGAACTCTGCATCTGCTCCATCGACCGGATCATCAGGTTCATGCTGTTCGTGATCTGCTGAAGCGGTTTCGTCATCGCATCGAACATTTTCAGCGTTGCAGTTACCGTTGGCACATCCTCACCGCCTTTCCTTGCGAGTTTCAAGCAAATAAAAACGCCCCGAAGGGCGTGGGTTTACAACGTTATGTAGTCCTGTGCGGCCAATTCCGGGCGCTGGCTCAGAACGAATTTCTCGAACCGATCCGGTCGTGATGTCTTTCGCAAGTCGAATGCCATCGGTTGCGGCTCGTCCTGCCCGTCTGCCTTATAATATATGATCAATAGATTGCCTTTCGTAGCCTTCTTCCCACCGACAGCGGATAATGCGCCCACGATGGCACCTATACCGCCAAATGCTACCCCACCGATGACACCGCGACCAATCACAGACTTGTTTTTCTGTATCAAGTCCGTCTTGCGTGCGGCCTTGATGGCCGTCACCTTGTCGTATCCCAATTCAAACGTCTGCTTGCCGGATCGGATTATCAGCAGATCATCGGAAAAGAACAGTCTCACAATCTTCTTCGGCTCCAGACCCGGAATGCCGAGAAGATGGTAGGCGGCGGTATATAGCTTCGCGCCCAGACGCTTCGCTTCTCGGGCCTCTCTCCGCCATAACAGCACCGCCACCACCAATACCAGAAGCATCAGCAAAATTCCAGCCATCTGAACCCCTCCATTCGTCGTTTGGCAACATTATATCACCTTTTACGCCTTTTTGGAGAAGATGGTTTCTTTTTCGCTTGCGCTTCTGCCTTCTTCTCGGCTTCGATCCGAATATCAATCATCGCATACAGCGCGGCCTTTTGCTCGACCGAATATTCAGACAGTTCCCACGGCTTGATCCCGAGCTTGTGGAGGGCGTAATAGGCGTAATTCCATTCGCCGTCGCCCTCCCGGATCAGTTTTTTACTTCCTCAACCAGCTCATTGATGTCCTTGTCGAAGCCGTTGATCTCCTGAACGGCCTGCACCAGCCGAGCATATTCGCCGGACAGAAGCATTCGCTTCAGCAAATCCTCGGAACCCAGCACGCCATAGGATTTCTGTAGCTCGGCGTCCTTCAAATCCGGGAACACCACACTCGACACGACAACCTTCGCCATGTAGACTTCGGGCTGAATTTCGGCAACCCGGCGGCCTCCCGGTCCCTTCACGTATTGCGTAGCCGCCTTGCGAAGCTGTTCATTCTCGGCTTCCGTGATAGCCCGAACCTTCCACGGAATCGGTTTGCCATTCTCGTCCTTGAAGCGGTCGGAAATGACCACCTCATCAACAATCTCTGCCTTCGCGTTCTGTGCGAAAAACGCCTGCAAATTACTCATGTATGATCTCCTTCCGGGCGCCACATCAGTTCAGCGGCGCGAATTGTTCCAGAATGTCGTAGTCGTCGAACGTAAACGACACATCCTCATTCAGCGGATCATCGCTCGTCGCATCGAATTGTGCCGCAATCACGCTGTCAAGGTTGCAGTTTTTCAGCACAACCGTCTGCCGCCCAGCCGCCGAAGTCGGGTCTTCATTCGAGATCGTCATGTCAAAGTAGAAGTCGCGGCCAGTCTTGATGTAATCCCGAACGAGGCGACGGAACAGGGACGTGACATAGTAGATGTTCAGCGTTCCCGTGCCCGTCCAACCCACAGCCTTCTGGCCGACATTCGTTTTCCCGACAACCGGAACATCCGTCTTGTTCTTCTCGATGGTCGCCTCCAGCGACCGGGCATAGAACAGTTCTTCAACCTGCCCATTGATCGTGATGAACGCCTTCGCGTGCTTGCCGGAAATGGCGTCCATTTCGTTCATGAACGGCATCCTGATCCCTCCTTATCGCACAATGACTTGCATGTAGACCTTCTCAATGGCATCGACAGGCTGGACGTACAGCTCGACGTAGATACTATCCACGTCGTTACCTTGAACCACTGTCACGTCGGCTTGCGTGTCGAGGTTCTGGATCGCGCCGATGTTTTGCAAAGTGGTCAGATAGTTCACGATTTCGTTCTTGAACAGGTTCCGCCCATCAACGTTGTTATCAACCTTTCCGGCGTAGAACTGTTCAAAAATACGCTTCAAGTCGTTACCGATGGCGTCCAGCACCCGGATGACCCGGTTCTTCGAGAAGTGGCGTTGCTTTTCAGGCGTAAAGCTCGTGAACGTGTTGATGTCCTGCTCGACGATAGCGCGGCCATCCGAAGGCACGAACAGGAATTCGCCGTTCTGGAGCGCCTGAACGATCTGGGTATGCGTGTAGCGCGTGTCCACGTCCACAGCACCGTCGTAGGCCGCATACGTCAGCGACTGATTGACGTTCGCGCCCGCCGTTGCACCAGCGACCCATGCGGTGGCCTGCACATTATTTAGCGTCGTGCCGTCCGCCAGCACAACGCCGTTCTTGACGCTGATGACGCCCTCGTAGTCGGCAGTCGGATAGTCAGGCAACACGACCTGAATCTTCTTGCCCTCGTCCTCACGCAGACGTCGCGCGAACGAGGCGAACACACCTTTCAGTGTCGTGTCGCTAACCGGAGCGGCCATCGTGTTGAAGTCGAACAACTCGATGGCCTCCAGATAATCCGTATAGTCACTGTTCGTTACCGTGCCATCCGTGCCACCCGTCAGCGGCGTGCCAGCCGTAGCTTCCAGTTCGCCGGACGAACCGAACGTCACCCATGCGTTGTCTTGCAAGTCGGCGCGTTCCGCAACCGTCTGCACATCCACCTCGCGACCATCGACATAAGTGATGACATCGAACATCGTTGGTTCATCGACGTTCGCTTGTACAGCCACCGTAATGTCGTTTCCCCGGACGCCGCCGTAACGAGCCGTAACCGTGATCGGATCGGTCGTTCCGATGGTCGCGGACGCCTGCGTACCGGTATTTACCCGGTACAGCAGAAGTGTCCGGGCACGTTTCAGCGCTTCGCGCACCAGTACCAGTTGCGGCGCCGTAATGTCATATCCCAGAATGTCAGTCACATCCTGCCCGGCCTCAATCGTCATAACCTGCTTGCTCGGCCCCCACGACAGCACAGCAGGGAGCGTCACAACACCGCGATCACCGAGCATGCCGACAGCCTGTGCCTCACTCCGAAAGTTGACGTACAGACCGGGACGGACTTTGTTTTGTGCAACCCACGTTCCGCCTGCCATAGTTACTGAACCCTCCTTGCCTTGAAGTCTCTCAGCAGTTTCTGAACCTCATCGAGCGTGTACTGCTTGTCATCCTCCAGAATGGCGGCCAGCACATCGCGCTCGACCCTTGTGAAATTGGCGGCTTTCAGAAACTGCCGTTTCGGGAACTTGGCCGCTCCCGATTTCTTTTCCTGCTCTTTCTTGCTCATTTGACGTATCCCTCCTGTTCGAGCGACCCCATCTTCGGCGGCTCGGGAACCTCACGCCGGACGCGAAACGCATAGTCCACAAAGAAGTGAAGCACCCCGTCCACGATCTCGTGGTTCATTCCGGTGCCCTGATACTGCACCCCGTCGTACTCGATCAACTCCAGCGCATCGTACAGCTTTTCAGCCATGTCGTGCGCTTCCTCGTTCGCGTTGTCGCGCGGGAAATAGTGGATGTCGAAGCTATGCGTCCGCATATACCGGATGTTTAGTTCCTGCGTTTGCGAAGCGTTCAACAGCTTCACGAAAAAGCACGGTTCCACGAACCCCTGACGGATTTCCTCACCGTACCGCTTGATATTCGGGAACCGTTCATTCAGCCGCCGCATGACGGCCGTGCGAATATTATTGATCTCGACAACTGGCATCGCCTCACCCCTTCCTCGGCGGCCTGCCGTTCATGATGCCATTCCACAGTTCCATGACTCGACGTTCCAAATACCGCGGCAGTTCGCGCTCGATCTCCTGCATGGAAATGCGCGCCATGAACCGTCCGGGCACCCATCCGTCCTTCGGTCCGACGTACATGCCGGACTTTGCGTTCGGATCATACACGAACGTGTTGCCCTTCCAATAGCCGGGTACCCAGTGGGATCGAAAGCCATATTCGACGAAACTGGCATAATCAACCGGGTTGTAAATCTCCACCACAAGCGCATTGCCGTGGCGCTCAACCGTGCCGACCTTCCAGTTTCGCCGCAGATGGCCGGTATTCACCGGCGTCCGCTTTTTGATCTTCCGCTCGGCTCGATAGGCCATTTCCAGCAGGAAGTCGTGCATAAACCGCTCGATGACGCGATCATCCAGCGCCTTATTGAACGCCCCGGCCAGCCGCCGCAGTTCGGAAAAGTCGAATTTCGCCCATTTCGCCATCAGGCCTCGCCTCCCCGTTGAAGGCTGACCTCCTGATGCGACGAATAGATAGTCGGCTCTCCGGCCTTGTACTGCCGCGTCACGCCGTTTCGCGTAACCTCAATCACGTCGCCATGCTTGATCTCGTAGTCCGGGCTGATGAACAGCTTCGTCTCATAGGCGATCTCGTTGACCGTCTCGGTCTGCCGGTTCGTCCCCATCCCAATACGAGACAAGCGGCAAGGAACGTTCTCGTAAACAGGAAAAAGACCGAGCTTCGTTTCTGTCGTATGCGGATCGATATACTCCCCATAACGACTGATCGAAGCCCGGTCCTCATACAGCCGTTCGATCTTCCGCCGGTGCGATTCGTATGCCAGCCTCATGACCACACCACCCGCCGGAACCGATGCAGTTGAGCCTTGTACTCCCGGATGATGCTGTCCTCGTCGCGTCGGTATTGCACGGACGTATCCCCGACCTGCACGCTGGATGGCACTCCATCAGACGCATCGTAGAAGTTAGCGGACATCTCGATCAACACGGTTTCGAGTTCGGCAGGCAATTCTTTGATGTTGCAATAATTCAGGATTTTCTGCTCGGTGGATTCGAGGACGAACGTCAGACGCTCGTCCTCATCCGTCCCCTCGATCCCCAGAAGCATTTTGAGCCTTGCGAGTCTTTCCATTCTTCAACCCGCCTTTCTCGGTATGCTCTTGCTTTTCTTCTTGTTCGTCTGTCTGTTGTTCGTTCTCAGACTCCACGGCTTGTTCGGGTTCAGGCTCAGCTTCAATTTGTTGTTTCATTTCGTTTTCATACGTTTCATGTGGCGCATTAGGTTGTGGAACTTCTTGTTCCAGTTCCGATTCCAGCCCGGATTCCTGTTCCTGCTGTTTTTGCTGTTCTTCCAAAAGTTTTTTCGCCGCAAGCAAGCGCCTGCGGCGGTTAAATGCTGTAACGCTCATCTCAACCACCTCACGCGATCTTGTGAATGAACTTCACGATCCGGATCGCCTTCGGTTCGTACACCCGCGTCCAGTTGTCACCGTCTGCCAATTCGGTGTTCGACGGCGATACACCAGCCACGCTTTGCGACGTGAAGCGCACCCCGCGCGGATGCAGGATGAATGTCCGGCGGTTGATCAGGTAATCTTCTCCAGCCAAGCTATCCCGATCTGTTTCCGTCGGAACGAATCCGACCGGGTTGCCCTCACCGTAGGCCACAGCACCCGGGCCGAACAGGTACGTCGTGTACGCGCCGGTCACGGAATCATACGGAACGCCGTCATCGACGATGACCTGCTTGCCGAGGAACGTCGGAATCTGCATCGTGCCATTGGTGGAAGCGGGAAGATACTCGATCAAGTCTTGTTTTTTGAGCGCCGCCTCCGTCGCGGAATGCATGATGATGGCCGTCAGTTGACCTTTTGCATCACCCAGTTTCTGCGCGGCATCCACAGCCGTCTTCGCGCTGATAATGGCGTCGTCACCGGATTCGCCCGTAATGTCGTGGACGTTCGTGCTCATGTTCGCGGCGTCGAACACGCCTTCGAGCGTTGCGATCAGCGCGGCCTGATACCGGCGTGCCCAGTACGAGGCGACCAAATCGCCAATAGCCCGCATCGGGTCGTCGCCAGCAAGGTTGGCGGCCAAATCGTTCGCACCCCACGCCTTTCCACGGCGCAGGATCACAGCCTCATCCTTGCTCGCCTGAATCTTGCCCGGCGTCAGCGCGTTATTGTCGTCCAGCACTTCATCGTCGCCGGTCAGGTCGCCCCAGAACGGCATTTGCACAGTCTTCGCCGATGCACTTGCCAGACGGTCGAACTCCGCCGTGCGTTGGGCGATGCCGCTTTGGAACAGCGCCGACAGCTCCATCGTGCGCTGAATCACATACGGCGTAAACACCTCTGGTACGATAACGTCAGCAATTTTCGTAGACATTCAGAATCAACCTCCTGCTTGTGCTTTCAGTTGTTCGGCCAACTCCGGGTTTTCCCGCAGAATCCGGCCTTGTTCAGTCAAGTTGAAATACTCCTTGCTCCACGGGTTTTTGATCCCGCCCTTCGACGGTTCACGCCCATCGGCAGGATTCATGCCCTTGAGCTTGCCTTGCGGATCGGCCTGCTTCTGGACAAACAGGAACGCCTTGCTCTCGCGCAGGCTCTTGATCTGGTCTTCCAGACCGGCCTTGATATTCCCCTGCTCGTCCACCTCGACCTTGCTCTTGTCGATCAGACTCGCCACCAAATCGGGATCGTGCGCCTCACCAGCCACGGCCAGCTTGATCGCGGTCGTGATCGCCATATCCCGCAGGCGCCCCTGATATTCCTTCTCGCGCTCCTTGTTCTCGTTCTGGAGCGCTTCGATCTGCTTCCGAAGTTCTTCGTTGTCTCCTGCCGCCTTTTTCAATTGCGAAAGCTGGTTATCTCGCTCCTGAAGCTGTTCGGCAAGTTGCTTCTTCGCCTCGTTCACTTCATCGAAGCGATGCTTCGGAACGAAGTCCTTGAGCTTTTCCTCGGCGGCGGCCACAGCGTTCTGCACCACCTCCCCGGAAACTCCGTGTTGCTCCAGCAGTTGCTTGAGCCATTCCATAGATCATCAATCCTCCCGTTCGTTCATCTTCGCTTGTTATCCCGGTCGCGTCCGGTGATGTCTTTGCAGTTTACGCCCGAAATACCAAAGAGGCGGAATATAACAAACGAGCTTTATTTAGCCCGCTTGCTTGCTTCTATTGCCCTACCTTGAGCCAGCGCCTTTTCCCTCGCCTTCTCCCTGCTCACTCTATCCCCCGGCGTGTACGTGTAGCACGTCCCACGCTCGCCCCACTTATAGCCGGGATTGCCATCCTTCTGACAGCGCATGATCGGCATGTCCTATTTCCTCCGTTTTTTCTTCGCCGCTTTCTGCTTCATTTTCAGAAGCTGTCCAGCGGTAACAGTTCGAACTTCACCGCCAGCATAAACGCGAAGTTTCTTGTCCTTCGGCATTTTCTGCAATTCGCTGATCGTCAGCTTCGGCAACTTCATCACCTACCCACATAGAGTTTGTACCACTCGGAATACGTCATGTTCCCCGGAACATAGTACACACCCCCGTCAGCGTCACGGGCGATGCGCTCACCCGGATCATCCTCGTCATCGAAGTACGGAACCACAGTCGAACGGCAGTTCGGGTGAAGCGGCGGGTAATTTATGCCGACCTCCTTCTCGCTCAACCGAAACACCTTGCCGTCCATCACGCGACAAATCTCACTCGTCCGGCTGTCCAGCGTAGCAAGATATTCGTATTGCTCCACAACACCGC